AGGATTAGTTAATGAAGCTTCGTCTATTTCAGTAACTCTTTCTGGTAAAGCAGAGGAAATTATAGAAGGTCCTATTTTAAAACAAGCATTAAAATCGGAAAAAACTTTTAATAAAGAATCCAGTTTATTTGAACATAAATTAACAACTAGCAGGAATAGACCTTTTGATGTTGCGGCAAAATTGGTGCATAAGTCAGTTAGAGGAAAGTCTGATAACGTCGGAACTTCTTCAAACTCTATGGCAACGACAACACAAAAATTAGAAGGAACTGCTGGATATTTCTTTTGGGAGTCAAATAGGGGATATAATTTTTTCTCCGTAGATTATTTGTGTGATACTGATAACGATCAGGTACAAACTTGGGGTCCATATATTGAACAATACGCAAACTTATCTGATAGTGATGATACTAGAGATAGAATTGAAGAAGCATCTTTTACTTCTGATGTAGATTTGATGCAATCTCTGAGAAAAGGTAAATATGCCTCTGTTGTATGCTTTTTTAATCATTCAACAGGTCAGTATGAAGAATACACATATAGTCTAAAAGAATCTTATGATAAGATGAAACATCTTGGTGGACAAGAAAAAATGGAGGGACTCCCTGTTACTCAACAACAGCTATCTGATTATCCTACTAGAGTGATGAGTATTTACTTAGATCATGAAAGTCATTACAACAAAACTGGTATTGCTTCTCCCGATAATACAGATGGATCTTCCAGTCCATCGAAATTTGCAGACTGGCATAAAACTTATGCTACACAATCTATCACAAGATATAGTATGCTGCAAAATCAAACTGGTACAATTGTAATTGCAGGAAATCCATTAATATGTGCGGGAGATAGAATAGACATTAGAATTAGATCAAAATTATCAGATAAAGAAACTGAGAAGCAACCATGGGACACAGAGACTAGTGGAATGTACTTAGTTAAAGAAGTAATTCATCGTTATGGGTTTACTGATGGAGCTAATGGAGAAGTATCAACAACTGTAAATATTATGCGAGATACTTTTGGAATGAAAGATGAAGGATCATTGCGTGATGATACTTGATATAGTAGAATAAATACGGTATACGGAGGTAACAAAATATGGAAAGTATTGAACAGCATATTGAGGCAGATAAAGAGGAACTTGCTAACCCTCAACTCTCACCTCAACGTCGTCGTCACCTTGAGGGAGAATTAGAAGAATTAGAAGCATACGCAGAGCGTCATCCAGAAGATCATCACGATCCAACTTCACTTGAGTTGTATTGTGATGCTAATCCATCTGCACTTGAGTGTAAAGTCTACGATGATTGATTGATATGGATAATGCTTTTTCCAACTTAATGCCTCAGTACCGCATCGGTAGAGATGGATTCAATTGGTGGATTGGTCAGGTAGAAAAAACTTCTAGGGAAGATCCTGAGGCAAAAGGAGCAAACCGTTACAAGGTTCGTATTGTTGGAGAACACCTCAAAGATTGTGAGGTAGTTCCTTCTGATGATTTGCCATGGGCTAGTGTAATGATGCCTGTGACTGTTCCTTTTAATGTTGGAAACAAGACAGGAGCACACTCTCAATTAAAAAGAGGGTCTTGGGTAATTGGTTTCTACTTAGATCCAGAAAAGCAGAAACCAATCATCATGGGATCAATTGGCATGACCCCTGGTGCGACTAAAATTATCACTGAGTATGAACCAGGAAAGTGTAATTCATTTACAACCTTTATTGATCCAGATATTGATGTAAACAAGGACGGATTGCCAGCACCAGCAAATCCCAAAAAACAAGCATCATCACAGACAGAACAAGAATCAGCAAAAAGAGAACCTAAAGAATCTAAGGACGGAATTCAAACTGGCGCAACAATTTTTGATCCTAATTTAGCAGCAGAAGTAAATTTTGCCGATTCAATTAATCTTGATCTTGGCGTAAACAGTAAACAGTTCTTTGGAAATAGTTCTGGTACATTTGCTACTTTTACTACGAATGCGTTTGGAGAAGATGCTTTACAAACATCTACAGAATTATCTTGGGGGTGTTTTAAAGCACATGATCCTCCAATTCCACCAGCACAAGTTGCTCCTTTAGCAGATGGATCACCAGCATCTGAAGACTGGTGTCAGGAGAAGGCAAAGAAGTGTGGACCAGAAGATCTCAAGACAACTACCACTCGTATTATGGGAGAGTTTCTTGCTGAGGTGCAAAGAAACAATGGAAATATTGGAACGTATCTAGTTGGTGAAGCAACGGGAGGCATTTATGATGCCGTCTATACAGCTAGAAAGTATACTAACAAATTTATTTTTGTAATTAAGCATTTTATTGCAAAAGTAAAAGGTTTTATTATTGAAAAATTGACTGAGGGAGTTGAGTTACTAATTAAGACAGTTTTGAGACCAGATGGAACTGGTAATGTACTAACTCCTATTGTTGAATGGTTTAATAAGAACTTGAAAGATCTTGGATGCCAAATGGCAGACATTGGAGAGAGATTGGTACAATGGGTGACAGATCTTTTAATGGGGTTCATCAATGACATTTATCAGAGTGTAGCATGTCAAATTGATGCCATGGTAAATGGCATCCTTGCAAAATTAACATCATTATTGGAAGATCTTATTGACAAAATCCTTGGTCCATTGCAAGATATTCTTGGACCTATTGCTGGTGCGTTGAATTTAGTTGGTGGTGCAATTGCAAAAGTTCTAGAATTTTTAGGTATTACGTGTTCTGGACCAGATGCAAAGTGTAATCCAGAAGATTCGGAATGTACAAATGGAGAACAGAAGAAGAATGATAGAGACTTCTTAGATGATATTCTTGATGCAATTAATAATGATTTGTTCCCAGACACCAGTGCTGACTATAAGCAATACACATGTGATGAAGCATATAATGGTCCTAGATTAACACCTACTAGAGTTGGATTTAGAGGAGGTGTTGTAGATACAACCTATGGACAGCAACCGACGAATAATCCAAATAGTTCTTCATATAAAAAGAAAATTATCTACTCTATCAATGACATTGAAGTTCTAGAGGGCAATAATGCAGTATTTACAATTACTCGATCTGGATATTTAAATGAAGCATCTTCTGTTTCATTTGTTACTGTTGCTAGTTCTACTGCTACAGCGGAAGTTGATTTTGTCATGGTTGATGACATTGTTGGATTTGCTCCCAATGAATCATCAAAACAAGTCACTATAAGAACCATTAATGATGGTGATGATACAGAAAGAGATGAAATTTTCTTCGGAAGAATTAATATCAATAGTCCAGTTGGTGACACAGATATTAGAACAAACTTTGAAAAAAATGTTGGGACATGTACAATTAAAACTAGAATTAGAACCACGACAGAAGATCATGATCCCTATGAGACTTTTGAATATACACCAGAAGGAGTCATCAATCAAATAAACTCTTCCATAGAAGATGCAGTTGCAACTCCTGATGGAAGTGTAGAAGATAATTTTGATGAAATTGGAAACACTACTACAAGTCCAATATACAGAGTTTCTGCAAATAGAAGTTCTGTAGAATCTGGTGAGTTTATCATTTATACCGTCGAAACAAGAAACGTTGTCAATGGAACTGTTTTATCTTATCGTCTATCGCCAAACTTTACTACCTCTGATATTATAGGTGGAATCTTATCATCGACTTTTGTTATTAATAACAATACTGCAAAGATTACTGTTGGTATTGATGATAATTACGAATCTGAAATTGATAAAGTTCTCACATTGAGCATTTCTTCTACTAATGCTGCAGCAGATGTTCTCGTACTGTCAACGCAGACCATCGAAGATTTTGATATTGGAACTGGTGATACAGTTGATAATGTTTATATTTCACCAACTGTTCCTGTAGTAAATGAAAATGAAATTATTACAGATGATAGTGGTAAAATTATAGAGATTCCTGTTGCTGTTCCTGGAGGACCATATACAGAACCTCCATTTGTTACTATTGGGGGAAATGGTATTGGAGCTTCTGCTGTCGCATTATTAGATGGTGAAGGATTTGTGTCTGAAATTAGAGTCTTATCTGGTGGTTATGGATACAGAAAGAATCTTGCTACTAGTAATGGCAAAAGATGTATTATTGACACATTTACTTTACTTCGTCCTGGTGCTGGTTATCAAACTGCTCCTACAATTTACATCAATGACGATCCAACGATTGCAGAAGCAATTATTAATGACGATGGTTTTGTGATTGGTGGAAGGGTATTAAATAGAGAGGTAACATTTGATGAGATTCCCAAAGTGGTGATTATTGGCGGCGGTGGTTACGGTGCAAAATTAATGCCATCCTTAGCATGTCTAGAAGAAAGTAAGTTGGTTCAACTTGGTGCTACGAAGATTGGCACTGGTCGTTACGTAGATTGTCCTTAGTAAAAAATTATGGCAGCAAGTACAACAAGTCCAGCTGATTATTTGTCAGCATCAAATGGTACTAAACCAGCAAAAGAGTTACCAAAAAGTATTGCTAAACCAAAAACAACTCCAGAAACTCAAACTCTGAAAGATTGTTTAGACTTCAATACTTTAATTAAGGTAGATGGAGCACATATCTATACGAGAACTCTTCCTGGAGAAAATGGAAAGAAGTCTCTGAGGATTGATGGACCAGGCGATAGTGCTATGGCACTTGATACTGATGGTACGATTAGATTGATTACGGGAGTTCATGACCCTAATAGGGGTGCTGGCAGTGGTAAGTTGTTAATTAAATCTAATGGTCAGCAGCAATTGCATACAGAACCATCCGTTATTCAATATAATGCAGGCGCAGAAAACAAAGAGGCATGGAATGTTCTTGCATATGGTGATGTAATTCATGAAGCAAGAGGTTCTGAATATACTATAAGGGCGACTAAGATTACTTTAATTGCTGACGAAGAGTTAACTTTACAAGGACATGGTGGAGTAAAAATTCAGGCAGGTCAATCTGGTAAAGGAACTATTGATATGGTTTGTGGTAATCTAACACAGAGAGCAGTAAATTATCAAGAATTAATTAGTGGTCAAAAGAAAACCGAAGGTGTTTCTGAAGAGTCTACAGAACAATTTGATCCAAGAGCATCTGTCAATATTGTTTCTGCTGGATCTATTAACCATAAAATCTTAGGAGATTTGCAAGTACAGGTAGGTGGAGCATATCATGTTGACATTCTTGGAAATAAAATCTCTGGAGGACTTCTAGCTGGAGAATCTGCTGTAAACACATATCAAGTAAAGACTTTAATAGGAAATTCAGAGATTCAATCTATCGCTGGAAATACAAGTGTTAAAGGATTATTAGTTTTACTTAACTGATTAATCGGATATCCGTATCAAAAACTGGCACAAGGGGTATTGTTTTTGGCAACCTGCCATGCTAAATTACTCCTGTAGCAATGGAGAGGTGCCTCAACTACTCGCGCCTACCCACTTGACACCAAAAATGTCATGTGCTATAATCAATTCAGCGATCGGCACAAGTCGATCCTTCATCTGCGGGTAATCATTCCGCAAGTAAATTCGAGGAAACAATTATGTTCAAATCTGTTCTCGCAGCTGCCGCTGCTGCACCTTTCATGGCGACCGCTGCTATGGCAGGTCCATATGTGAACGTCGA